CTTGAGAATGGCTATACGCGCATTTCAAATGAGCTATTGGAGGCAATGGCAAAAATGAATTTATCGAAATATGAATGGAGAGTTCTGTTGGCGATAATTAGAGAAACTTATGGATGGAAGGAAAAAATGAGACCAATTTCAGTGACGCAAATTCAAAAATTAACAGGATTAGATCGTAGAAATATAGGGAGAACTAAAATAAGATTAAGGTTGAGGGAGATAATTAAAGTTAATGGGTTAACTATTGGAATTAACAAAAATTATAGCCAATGGGCGTCGTCACTACAGACGATAGCTGGTATCGTCTACAGAGACACAAGATCGCTATCGGTTAGCATTAAATTACAATCTAACTTACTGGAATCAAATGATTTTAGGTGTGAATACTGTTTTGAAATTAAAAAATGGAATGAGACAGAAGGTCATCATATTATTCCTAAGTCCTTAGGGGGTAAAGACTGTAAAGAAAACACAATAAGGTGTTGTTTTAATTGCCATAATCAAATACATAGTCGGATGTCAAGTATCGTCACTACAGACGATATGAAGAAGTACTATCGTCATTTCGTGTCAAAGGTGTCGTCACTACAGACGACTTTCCTATCGTCTCTACTGACGAGCATTAAAGAAAAGAAAGAAAGATTAAAGAAAGAAGATATATATATACTCCCCAAGAAAGGTGAATTTGAGAATGTAAAGTTAACAGAGAAAGAATTCAAAAAACTGGAAGAGAAATTTGGAGTCAAGGAAACGGAGGGTTGGATCGAGAGTTTAGGGCAATATCTGGAATCAAAAGGTAAAAAATTTAAATCTCATTATGCAACAATCCTGACTTGGGCACGAAAGGAGGAAAAAGAAAATGGCAACACCGCAGCAAGTGAGAGAGATGCTAGGGCTTTTCTCTCAGATATGGGAGAACCGGAAGAAACTAACTGAAACGGCTGTCGACGCGTACATCAAAACCCTCGGTAAATACACTGAAAAGGATCTCAAGGAGGCGGCGCACCAATGCCTGGATGAGTGTGAATTCTTTCCCAGACCATCAGAAGTAAGCAAACGGATTAAGGCGAAGAAGAAAAACCATGCCCACGATATGGAGCTAACGACCCGTTTTAAATGCCCAAAATGCAAAAACCCCGTATCCCTGATAGTCGAGGGTGTCTGTTGGGAGTGCAGGACCGGGGCCCCAGTAAGTGCAGGCAGGGAGAAAATCAGCCGCAAGGATTGGAGTAAGGACAGGAATTTCATTATTCAGCACCAAACGATGTGCATGGATTGTGGAAATATCGGCATGGCGATCAAAGAACCGGCCGACGAGGGCCACTGGCAATGTCGTCAGTGTTATACCGGGTTGACAAAAGAACAGTTCCTGGGCCGATTTCAAGAGGTGGAGCATATGATGAGGGATAAAACCTTTAAATCGGATTGGTATGAAGCGCCTAATTTACCTAATTAAACTAAAGATTTGCAAGTGGCTGGACGACGGAGGCTGAAATAATCCACCTAACCCTACCCGGCTCAATCCGGACGAAAAAGACAGGTCAGCAGGTCATCTCAGTGCCGCAGTACAAGGAGACCCTGAATAAACACTTTTGGTCTAAAATGGGCTGGAAATATTGTTATAACGTCATAACACCCGGAAAAGCCTACAAAAAATGGGAGCCCTTAGCCCGGTTGGCTATCAGGACCCAGCTACCTGTTGGCTTTAAGATCATCACCGAGCCTATCACAGTGAAAATGCTGGCGTATTTCAAAGGGGCCCGCCCGGATCTCTGCGGCGCTGAAGAAAGCATAGGGGACTGCCTCGAGGGCCTTGTTTGGGAAGACGACCGGCAGATAGTCTCCTGGGATGGCTCAAGGTGTATTCATGACCTCAAAAATCCGCGGACTGAGGTTTTTATCGAACTGGAGGGATGTGATGAATAAACATGGAATAAAAGAAATAAAGGAATTACAGAGGAAATATAATATGTTACGGAGTAAATATATAGAAGTGGTTTGGCCAATACAGGTTATAACCATGGAAGAGTTCGAAAAAATGTACCCGCCTCAAGAAAAAGAGGATGATGAAGGCCAAGGGGATGGATGATTGGTTGAAACCGCCGTCTATTTTGATGATATTCTAAAAATCCTCGGGTGGTCTCGCTCAAAATACAAACGTAACAGGAAAGCCCTGCATAATTCCGGCGCTATTTATTACGATCAGGAGGGCGCTCCGCCTACGTTGAGGGTCAAAGCATTCCCCTCCAGGCTGCAAAAATATCTCCATGAAAGATCACGCCTGAATTTTCCTTAAAAATGACCCCCCTTGTGTGAACCTTCCTATGACCCCCCTTGTGTGAACCCCTTTGAAGGACCTTTGACAACTAAAATCGCCTACATTACAGTGGCTTACATGCTGGACAATGAGGTAGACCCCGAGAAGATCAATGGACCGGATGTCGTTTTGGAGGCCATGAAAGACGAGAAAATGACCGCGCGATATCTCGTCAAGCGGCTGAAGAGGGAGATGAAAGCCAAGAAACTCACACGACTGAAGGTGAATGGTGTTGTAACTCCAGAAAAGACGGCCACAGGCAGACGAAAGGCCGGCGCTCCGAGAGTTGTAGGGACCAGCGGGGTAACCATTGAAGTCCCTGGGGAAGGAAATGCAGATATCTATGGTGATGGAGAGACGGTATTGGAATTCAGTGATGAGGATATGCATCTTCAGCAAAAGGCTCGGATGGACGCCCACAAGCTCCGGGGCGACTACCCCAGCGAGAAACACGATCTCAAAGTCACTGGCGATTTAACCGTGATTGTCAAGAAATACGATTGGGAGGACGACACAAATAGCCCTGAGGAGGCCTGAGAGCCACGTGGCTGCATTTTCTCGGGTTAACGCAACACTACTATTCGGAGGAGGCTAAACGCCAGCGAGGATGGAAATACGGCTCCCATATAATTGGAACCCCCGGAAAGACCAACGCCCCCTCTGGAAATATCTCCGCGCCGGCGGCAAGAGAGCCTGCATGGTCGCTCACCGGCGCTGGGGTAAAGACGACGTATCCCTCCACTTCACCGCCACAGCAGCCATGCAGAGAGTCGGTAACTATTGGCACATGCTACCGAAATACGACCAGGCCCGTAAAGCCATTTGGACCGCAATCAACCCCAGGACCGGCCTCAAAAGAATCGATGAGGCCTTCCCCGAAGAAATACGCACCAAAACTCTCTCCCACCAAATGTTGATCGAACTCCGCAGCGGATCCACCTGGCAGCTCATCGGGTCGGATAATTACGACGCGATAGTCGGGGCCCCGCCGATCGGCATTGTCTTCTCTGAGTGGGCCTTAGCTAATCCTCTGGCCTGGCCATACCTCGAGCCGATCCTCGTGGAGAATGATGGCTGGGCGGCCTTCATTTACACATCCCGAGGCAGCAACCACGGCAAAACAATGTACGATCACGGTCGTAAAGCGGATGGCTGGTTCGCGGAGAGGATAACGGCGGAGGAAACCGATGTTTTCACGAAAGAGCAGCTCGAGAGCATCCTGGCCGGCCTGATAGCGGTATTTGGGAAGGAGATGGGTCTCGCCCTCTACCTCCAAGAATATATGTGTTCCTGGGAGGGCGCTATCCTGGGCGCTTACCTTGCGCAGCAGATCCGGGACGCCCGGAAGCAAGGCCGGATCACAAAGGTACCTCACCGGACCGGCATCGAGGTGGACACCTTCTGGGATCTTGGGATTGATGATTCCATGTCAATTTGGTTTATGCAGCCCGTGGGCCAATCCTATAATTTTATTGATTATTACGAAGAATCCGGGTACGGCCTGGAGCATTATGCTAAGGTGCTCAAGGAGAAAGATTACCTGTATGGAAACCATTTCATGCCCCATGACGCGGCCCAGAGGGAGATGACAAACAGTGAGATCGCAAAGTCAAGGATGGAGGTGGCAGAGGAGTTGGGCATTAAGCCGGTGATAATCCAAAAACGAGTCAAGAAAATAGATATTGTCGTTCAAGTGCATATACCGGCTATGAGAAATATCCTCAGCCAGTGTTGGTTCGATAAGGATAAATGCGAGCGAGGCCTTGATGGTCTTGAGAGTTTCCGGGCAGAGTATGATGATGTTAAAAAAAAGCTTGGCAATAAGCCAGTCCACGACTGGGCGAGCCATGCTGCTTCAGCCTTCCGGACCTTCGCGGTAAGCGACACGAGGGCCATGCTGCTCCCAAAGATCCCGGAGGGGATCCAGATCCCCGGCGCCGCCATGATTCCCGGACAGATTCAAGACAATAGTTGGATGAGGACATAAAATGAAAGAGGCAGTGTTTTCTCCTAAATTAATATCAAAAGCAATGTTGAATAAGCTAAATGACTTTTTGACTGATGAAAAATTGTTTTCCTTACCGCCCTTACCCCCGTTAACCTGGCAACAAAGGCTTTTAGTTTTACTCAGTGAAGGTCTCCACAGGCTGAAAAGGGCCTATCGGGCACTGAAAGCCGATTCATGGGAGGATGTATAAATGAGCCACGAATCTGACATTCTAGCCCAGGCCCGCCAACAGTATGACACCGCCCGGGAAGACGACAAAACCGAACGTCTTCTGGCGGATGAGGACCTCCGTTTCGCCATAAACGATGAGGGCTGCCAATGGGATGTGAATGTGAGGAATTCACGGAAGGGGAACCGGTTTGGAGATCCGGGCCGGCCATGCCTGGTCATGAACAAAATCCCGGAGAAGATCGACCAGACAGAGGGAGAGTTTAGGCAGCTCAAGCCGTCGGTTAAGGTCAAAGGGGTTGACTCTAAGGCGGATCCTAAGGTTGCCGAGATTTTTAGCGGCATCTTCCGGCATATCGAGTACAACAGTACCGCCAGGGCGGCGTACAACACTTCTCATAGTTCAGTCCTATATTGTGGCCGCGGTGCTTGGCGCTGGAACATTATTGATTCCGAAGATGATCCGTTTGAGCAGGATCTTGTTATTGACCGGATCCCAAATGCTCTGAGCGTCACATGGGACCAAGCCGCTAAGAAGATCGATAAGAGCGATGGCAATTTTATATTTATCACCGAGGATATGTTTGAGAAGGACTTCAAAAAGGAATACCCTGACGCAGCCCTGGACGATTGGCCTACCGATGATGATTACAGGAGCTGGCGAAGGAATAACACTATCAGGATCGCCGAATACTGGTGGAAAGAGAAAGGGACAAAGACCGCTTACCGGGTTAGACGCAACGGTACTGAGATGACTGTCTGGGATCAGGAGGAAGGTGATCAGGAGATTGCAAAAAAGGACGTCAATCACCCGAAAATCCGATGGTGCAAGATGATCGCTACCAAGATCCTGGAAGGACCGTTTGACGATTGGCCCGGGAAATACATCCCGATTGTCATCGAAGTGGGCAAAGAGGTCAATATCAACGGCAAATCAAAGACCAGGGGCATGGTCCGATTTGCGAAGGAACCGCAACGGATGTATAACTATTGGACCAGCTCAGAGGCCGAACAGATTGCCCTTGCCCCCAAGGCACCGTATCTGGTCACTCCAGCCATGATTAAAAACCATCAAGCCCAGTGGGACAAGGCCAACATAGAGAATTTTATATATCTGTTATGGGACGTTGACCCCAAAGCCCCCTTGTTAGGACCAAAGCGCGAGTCTCCTCCTCAGATGTCAACGGCAATGATAGCGGCCAAGCAGAGCATGGAACATGACATCATGAGCGCAATGAATGTGTACCGCGCTCAACTCGGGGACTCAGGGAGTGAAAAATCCGGTAAGGCGATTATTGCCCGGCAAAAGCAGGGCAGCATAGGGGGATTTACCTACACCGACAATTTTGAGTTCGCCCTTATCTTTTCTGCCAAGATAGGGATAGATCTTATTCCTCATGTCTACGGCACAGAGCGCATCATTAGGATCCGAGGCGAGAGCGATGTCGAGCATGTGATTCCGATCAATGCGCGACCTGGATCCCCGATTCTGACTGGCAACCAGGAGTTGGATGAAGATTATATAGTGCAGCCAAGGCCAGGGATCACGGAGTACATCAACGACCTCACAGTAGGTAAATATGACGTGGTGGCCACGATCGGGCCTTCCTGGACCACACAGAGAGAGGAGGCGCTTGAGAGACTGGTGAGCCTGTTTGAGATCATGCCCAACCTGGCGAACGCTTCCCCGGATATTATCGTAGGTCTCCTGGATATGCCCTTGAGCGACGAGCTGCTGGCCAGGGCAAAGAAACTGGTACCGAAAGGCCTGCGAAAGCTCGATCCTGGTGAGGAGGAAGAAGACCAGGGACCGACTCCCGAGCAGATGATAGAGATACAGAAACTGCAGCTTGCGGGTCTTGAAGAGATGCGGAAGGGATTTGAGGCTAAAATGGACGCAACGGCCAAATTGATGACGGCGGAGGCGAAAGAAGCCGGCCAGCAGCTTCAGTCAATTATGTCCTTCGTGGAAACTATGCAGGAACGCTTTAGCAGGGAACAACCACAGGGGTCAGATGCGTAGACTTAACCATCAAGGAATAGGAGGATTATAGAGGATGAAAAAAGCACTTTTGGTTTTGTTTTTTGTCTTTTTCTTGGCCGTCCCCGCAAGAGGAGATGGCGTATATTCGGAGGCAGCAACTGTCTTAACAACTTCAGCGGTGTCTCCCATGACCA